TGCCCAAATCCGTCAGAATCCTGCTAATATCCATGCCGATATTGTAGCAGTTCTCCACAGGTTGTCCACAGGGGCAAAAATTGCGCTCAAAAACTGTTGACAAAGCACAACCCGTTTGATATACTGATAATATCAAGTTAAGGAAAAGGAGAATCAAATGAACGAAATCAGCTATTACATCAAGACCGCACTAAACAACAGCACCGATGAGCTAGCAGCACAGCTAAGCCATGACGAGCTGATGAATCGTGTTCAGGCGCTGCGTGAATACGAGGACGAGAACTACCGTGATGAGGTGGTTGAGAACGGGCAGTGCGATGACGCCATTAACATCTACATCGACGCGACTGAACTTCAGAGTGAGGAGGCTTAATGAACGAAATCAACGGCGTCACCAGTACAGAGATGGCCGAGCGTATTGCTCGAAAGATTGGCGGAGTGCTGATAGCGCTAAATGGCACGACGGCGCTGATAGCGGGCGGCGACATGAGCAAGCTGGGGCAGTCCCAGACGGCGTAGCCCCGTGCTATAATGTGGGCATGAAGCGAGAAGAACTGACCGTGCCGCTGTCGGAGTTGAAGCCCAACCCCGACAATCCGCGTACCATCAAGAAGCAGAAGCTGAACCAGTTGAAGAAATCGCTGGCCGAGTTCCCTGAGATGATGCAACTCCGCCCGATTGTAGTGGACGAGAACAACGTCATATTAGGCGGTAACATGCGCTACGAGGCGCTGAAAGCTAACGGGGCGGTAAATACACAGGTCGTGAAGGTAACGGGGCTTACAGACGCTCAGAAGCGGGAATTCGTCATTAAGGACAATGTGCCATTTGGCGACTGGGACTGGGACAAGCTGGCCAACGAGTGGGACGCCGAGGAGCTGAATGATTGGGGGCTGCCCATGGATAAAGATTGGGCTGACGTCAGCCAATTCTTCGAAGACGATAACGCTAAAGCTGAAGAAACCAGTCCAAAAACTGTCAAATGCCCAAACTGTGGGCATGAGTTCAGTCTATGACAAAGGTGTTCCTAGGAGGAACTTTATATCCTGAAGTATGTTTGCCGCCCTCACCGCATGGGCGGTTCGACTGGTGGTGCCTGACCAGTTTCTATGATGCTGGCAGTAAGTGGTGCAAGTTCTATATGGAGCATAACAAGCTCTTCAACGGCTACATCATGGACAGCGGGGCCTTCAGCTTACTCGGGTCACAAAAACACAAAACCAACGGTGTGAATTGGGACGAATATGTCGAGCGCTACGCCGCGTGCGTCAACAAATATGATGTGGATAACTTCATTGAGCTCGACCTCGACGCCATTATAGGTCTACCAGAAGTGGAGCGGTTGCGCGCGAAATTAGAACACTTGACCAACAAGCAGTGCATGCCGGTCTGGCACAAGAGCCGCGGCTGGGACTACTGGGAGCGCATGATAAGCAAATACAAGTACGTATGTATCGGTGGAATCGCAGCGTGGGACATTAAGCCGAATGAAGTCGGGATATTCAGACACTTGCTCCGAGCAAGCAACGAGGCAGGTTGCAAGGTGCATGGGCTGGGCTTTACGAACACTCAGAAGTTGGCCAGATACCCCTTCTATAGCGTCGATAGCTCAAGCTGGAACGGCGGTTGGAAATGGGGCCGCTTGCCAAGGTTTGCAGGTGGAAAAATAATCACGATAGAAAAACCAGCGGGCAGGAGGCTAAAAACATCAAATGGTGAGTGGCGGCCCGTTGTCGAATATTCATTTCGCGAATGGCTGAAATACTGCTATTATATGGATGATGAAGAAGCAGATAACCGAAAATAGCCCGAAACTGCTGTTCCTAGCAGTGGCGTACGTTGTCATCATCATGCTATGCAACATGAATAACAACGCAAAACCAATTATGTTTACAAGTTGGCTTGGTATTTACCTGGCCGACCTAACAATTCCGCTGATATGGTTATTGAAGGACACCATCCAGCGTCTATATGGCAAGAAGACTATTCGCCAACTGATTGCCATAAATGTCACTGTCAACGTATTCATCTACTTGTGGGCTACCATTGGCAATGCAACGGCGCCAGACGCCCTGTACGGGTACATCAGCGGCTCCGTCGTAATGTTCATATTCAGCATGATAGGGTTTTATGTCAGCGAGAACATTGACGCAACCGTCTACGACAAAGTGCCTGGAAGTCATGTTAAGAAGGCGTTGCTGTCCAATGTTGCTAGCGTGCCCGTTGATAGTTTGTTCGCCTGCGTCGGGTTGAAGCTGATTGGTGTCGAATGGCAATTTGTAATGATAAGCCTGTGCGTCCAGCTGATTCTTAAGCTAGGCATCCCAGCCCTTGTATACGTTGCCGCTAAGATTAAGAGCCGAGTATAATATCATTATGACCGACAAAACACGTACAAAGCAACGAAAACCAAGTGTGTCGCCTATTAGCGGCGCACCTACTCCTGATGGGTTCGAGAAGTACCCAGAGCGCCGTCACAATGGTGCGTGGAAGAAGGAGGACACTGCCCGTTACAAGCTCGAGCAGATGTTGAAGCTGGACGAGGCCGAGCTGAAAGCAGTCTACAGCGACCCGAAAGCGCCGCTGTTTGAGCGCAAACTTGCCGAGTGTATCCGCAAGGGCGACTGGAAGGTACTGGAGGGCATGATGAACCAGACCTACGGCGCACCGAAGCAACGGGTTGAGACCGTCGACACGACCCCGCACGGCATCAAGCTGACGATTCTGAGGCCAAAGGACGAGCCCAGCGATGCGACTAAAAAATAACGACCTCTGGCGGCGATTGAACTGCCAGCCGATACCAGAGACCGCAACGCTCTACTATCTGGACGGTGCGGCGTACAACGTACCGCCGTATGGGCGGCGCATTTGCGTGTTGGCAGTCAGCCGTGACGCCGATTCGTACCTGCTGAGCCACAGCAACGAGCCCGACGGCGTGACTCTAGTGGTCAGCCGTGACGAGGTGACCGCTCTGGACGGCGACGCTACCGATGCCGAGGTACTAGAGATGGCGACAGAGGCGCTGGCGTACTTGCCACGGCCGAGCAGTGAGTGCCGAGGACTGTGAAACAAAGAGACCCCAGGCTCGAGACCTGGGGATGTGTTAAGGAAAATAGAGTGCAGGAACAAGAGCTCCCGCACCTTTATTATACCACACCGCCCCTGTGGAAAACTCCGCCAAAAAAGTCTCAAAAAAGTGTTGACAAAGCACAACCCGTTTGATATACTGATAATGTCAGTTAAGGAAAAGGAGTAATCAAATGAAATTTCTAAGTATCGCAAAAATCACCGCCAAGTACAACGCCAACTATGTCGAATTGGGCAACGGTTCGGTCAGTGCAATGAGCCTGGCAAACGTCAAGAACTGCCGCAAGCATCGCGTCTGGGTCGGCGTCAACGAGAAGAACGAGCTGAAGGCCAGTCCTGTACTTCTAGGCAACGGCAACTATTGGGTAGACGACCTGGCCGACGATTTGGCAAACGGCCGTGTCAAAGCTGAAGACCTGCAGTAATCAGAACCCCGCAAATCGCGGGGCATTCTAGTGCCAAATTCGCTACAATGGTAGTATGAAGGAAATCAACGCAGATATGACAGACGACGGCGACATTCGCATCAAAAGTCTCACCCCCGCCCAACTCAGCGTCGTGGTCGTGACGAAGTTGAGTACTATGGAGCGCCAGCTTGACGATATCAGCAACCGCTTGGCGACCAAGGAAGACGTCCGAGCTGTTAATAATCGCATTGACGCCGTTAAACGGACGGCAGACGAAAACAACGCATGGATTAAGCGTCGGACGGTCGAGCTGGAGGCCGAGCGCAACAGCTTCGCAGGCAAGCTTCGCGCACGCTTTGGCGAGTACGCCGTGACGATAGCCATCGCCCTGCTGGTCGCGAGCTTCGTGGGCGGAATCCTGTTTTACATCGGCCATTCAGACGAGGCAGAGGAAGTCCAGAGCGAGGTGCGGACGCTTAAAGAGCTGGCGCCTTAGTACCGACCCCATACAACGGTTATAATGAGGTTATGAGCAACATTATTCTAGAGGCGGAGGCGTTGCAGGAGTTCGCCGACCTGTACAGCGACGCCTATCGCTACATTGTTTACTACAGCGGTCGCAGTACGGGCAAGAGCTTTGCTGTCGCCGACTGGCAAGTAACCGAGGGGCTGACCAAGCGCCTGAAGTTCTTGGATTGTCGTGAATATCAGACGTCAATCAAGGACTCCGTCAAGGCGCAGCTGGAAAGCTGTATCAATCGGCGCAACCTGGCGCAGTACTTCACGATTGGGCGCGACGAAATACGTTGTGACCTGACGGGCTCGACCTGGAGTTTTATCGGCATGCATAACAACACCCAAACCGTCAAGAGCTACGAGGGAATCGACGTGTGTTGGGTTGAAGAGGCGCAGACCGTGACGATGGACAGTCTTAAGACGCTCCTGCCGACCATTCGCAAACCTGGCAGTCGGCTGGTGTTTACTATGAACCGCCTGACTGACGCCGACCCAGTCTACCAGTACTTTACCGAGACCCCGCCGCCCAAGACGCTCGTTAAGTACCTCGACCCGTTGACGCTCGACCGCTACGGCTTGCAACCGCAGGCCATGAAGGAACTGCGAGAATCTCAAAAAAACGACCGAGACTACGCCTATACCTGGCTCGGCGAGCCGTTGGCCCAGATTGACAACGCCATTCTGCCACGAGACGAGCTGGTGGCGGCGTTTGACCGCCACGGTGACAGTACCGGCGGGTGGGTCGTTGGCGTTGATGTGGCACGCTTTGGCGCCGACCGCACGGTATTTGTGGCGCGCAAGGGACTGGAGGCCAAGGCGCTGGAGGTGATGACCAAGACGCCGATTACGGCACAGGTCGAGCGCTTGCGTGAGTTCGTCGCCGATATGGACGGCGTACGCATTCACGTTGATGACACGGGCGTGGGCGGCGGATTCACTGACTTGGCACGAGCCGAGGGGCTAGCGGTTACGGGCGTAAATTTTGCGCAAAAGCCGAAAGACCCCGACCGCTACCCGAGCGCGGCAAGCGAGATGTGGTTTGACTTTGCTGATAAGCTGAAGGCGGTGGGGCTGGCGGAGCTACAGGAGTACCGCCCCGACCTGCTATCAGAACTGTCGCAACGCTCGTGGAGCTTTGACGCCAATGGGCGTCGGGTAGTGGAGCAAAAGTCCGCCTACAAGGCAGCAGGCAACCGCAGTCCAGACCTTGCCGATGCCCTGCTACTGGCGTACTACGAGCCACGCCAGCGGTTCGAAGTGGACTGGGGCTGGTAGAGACCGCCCCAAAACGGCACAACTCGTATATAATTAGATTATGAATATTCGCAGCTTCTTCAAAAAGTTCACCAGCAGGGGCAGTGCCAGCCCTACTGTGATAACACAGCCAGTCAATCAGAGCTGGAACCAGCTTGTGGCGCTATCAGACTATAAGGCCAACTTCGCCGACGTCCGAGCCGTCGCCATGCGCTTTGATAAGGTTGTGCCATACGCTGTCGACCTGAACGGCAACAGGATTGACCCAGCACCACGGCCAATCGCCAAACTGTTCAACCCAAACGCCGACATGAACTATTACACCTTCGTAGACTACTTGGCGAGCGTCATTCTGACTCAGCCACGTTGTCTGATTCGTGTGGTGTGGGCGCGGAACAGCAACGGCGCCGAACTGGCGCACACCAGCGACAACATTGCCGGCTACGTGTTCATTCCGTGGGATTCAAAGATTAACCGAGGCGACGGGTCGGTCTACTACCAGTACAGCAACGGTGCGGGTTCGATTGAGACCGCCCTGCCCGACAGTGTAATGGAGTTCAACTACTCGATGGATACCGAGAGCTACGGCACGGGCGTCAGTCCAGCCCAGGCATCCAAGAAGTGGGCGACTATCGCAGACTATATCGCCGACTACCAGGCGGGCTTCTTCCAGAACGGCGCCAAGCCCGAGGGCATGTTTATTATTACCGCCCGCACCTCGGCGGACTACAAGAAGGCCAAGGATGCGCTCGAGGCCGTCCACAACCGTGGTAGCCGTGGCCACAATAGTTACAGTTATTCATTCAGACCGATGGACGAGAACGGCAAACCGCTTGGCGCAACCTCGCTCGAGTGGGTGAGCTTTGGACAGACCAACCGTGACCTGACTCTATCTGACCTGCTAGCCAAGGTACAGGAGCGCCAAGACAGTGCGTATGGCGTACCAGCAATCGCAAGGGGTAACGATGCAACCGCTACCTATGCCAATGCCAACGTGTCTGACCGCAACCTAGCGCTACTTGTTGAGTGGTTACTAAACCGCGTTTGGTATCAGTTCTACCACGAGATTGACCGCGTCACAGACGACAAGCTGACCTGGGATATCCGCTTTGATTATGATGTGCCGGCCCTGGCCGATGCCGAGAAGGTGAAGGCCGACACCGACACCGCCCGAGTCAACGCCATGATTGCGCTTGTCAATGCTGGAGCCACGCCAACGGCCGCCGCCGCAGCGCTGGGGCTGGACAAGAAATGGCAAGACCTGACGCTCGAGCCACAGACCGCCATCGGTATGGGAGACCAGCCGACAGACGACGGAACAGACCAGTCAGAACAACCAGCCGAGGCGTCAGAGCCGAGGGTTGTGGAAAACCGTCGCTTCAAAGGAGACAAGCTGACGCCACGGCAGAAGTTGTCACGGTGTATTGAACGAGAGAACCGCCGACTGCTATCGGCAATCCTAGCCAAGCGCAATGATTATACGCCGACCCAAAATGAGATTGACAACTTCGCCAATGAGATGGCGGGTATTCTGGAACCACTGGCCGTCGACACCCAGACCTCAATCATTAAGGCGCTAGCGCGTCAGTTCGCTCTGGAGCTACCTGAGCACATGCCGACCGCTATGGACAGTAAGCGCTGGTGGGACAGGATTAGCACCGTCGCCCGTGGCCACGACGAGTACATCGCCGCCCGCATCGGCAAGGCAATCATTAAGGCCGAGACGGACGGATTGACGCAATCAGAAACCAAGAAACTGCTGGAGAAGATTGTTGGCCCAGAAGAAGCCGAAGAGATGGCACGCAACGAGATTGTGAACAGTGAGCGCTATGCGCACCTGGAAGCCGACCGAGTGCTGGCGGACGTCAACGGCGTCGTGTGTTATAAGACCTGGGTCGCCCACATTGACGACAGAACCTGCGGACTGTGCAAAAAGATGAACGGCGTGACTAAACGACTGGACGAGCCGTTCGCCAAGGCGGGCGACGTGATTGAAGCCGGCGACACGAGCTACGCCATCGACTGGCTGGACCTCGACTGCCCCGACGCACACAACCGTTGTCGCTGCACCTTTAGTGAGACCTTTAAGGCGGCGTAGCGATGGCAGGTATCCAGTGGAAGGGCGAAGCGCCACAGGGCTACTGGCAGAAGGTGTTCCGCGCTGGCGTCCTCAACATGATGAGTGACGTCAACCGTAAGGCGCAGATGAACGCGCCGGTGCTGACGGGCGCGCTAAGGGCGAGCGGTAGAATCTCAGCCACACGGGACGGGGCACAGGTCACCTATGGCTCGAGCCGTGTGCCATACGCCCGAGTTCGCCACGAGGTTAATAACCTGCATCCAGGTACGACCAAATACCTGGCACGGGCGGCACAGGACGTCAGCCGTGGCGACGTGGCGGTTTATTTTAGAAATGCAACATAGGAGGAACGGGATGGATTTGAAATGTAAGCAATGCGGGCGTTGGTTGGGACATACTGACGCCAATATAGAGGGCGTGACGATTAAGTGCGGCAACTGCAAAGCCAACAATATCTTTAACGTCAAAATTGTTGCGCCAAAATGGGCGAGATTCGCTTATAATGAAGGTAGACGCAATGACTGCGCGAAATCGGCAGAAGGTCAATCGAAGACCGCAGATGAGCCAATTAAGGCGTCAGAGGACAAAATTAATGGAGACTAAGAAATTAACGCAACGCTTTTCAGCTAAAATCGGCGACGGCGAAAAACGCGAAATCGTGTTCCTTGCCAATTCTGGCAAGCAGATGGCAGACGGCGCAACCGTCGACCTCGACACGTTGACCGTTCGAGACCCCGACACCGATGAGCTCGTGGCAGTCAAGGACCTATCTGAAGGCGACGCCAAAAACTACGTGGCGCTGTTGTCAGACCATTCGTGGGCTATCGATTCCAAGATAGGACAGGTTCGTGGGCTGTGGCTCGCCGACGGCGGGCTGTACGCTCGAGCGACACTGGCTCACACCGAAGCAGGCGACCACGCGCTAGCGCTGGCTAAAGACGACATGCTGGACACTTTCAGCATTACCGTCACCGTGCCAGAGAAGGTCGGCGAAGACGGAGTGATTCACAACGCCCAGATTCTAGAGATATCGGCGGTGTGGCTCGGCAATGATGAGCGGACAAAACTGATAAGCGTGAACAATAACCAGAAAGGACAAGCGATGACAGAAATTCGCGAGAACAAGCTATCAGCCGATGAGGCCGATGAGCTAAAGAACAAGTTGGACGACCTACTGAAGTCTTATACAGACGACAGCGCTGAGCCAACTGAAGACAAACCAACCCCTGCTGCTGACGACCAGCCAGCACAGAACAGCTTTGCGACTGTTTCTAAGAACACCCGTGAAGCTAAGGTTGAAACCAAGGCCAATACAATCGTTCATCAGGTCGAGGTTAAGAGCAACGCCAAGAGCTGGAAAGATAGCAAGGAAGCGCTACGCGCATTCCGCAACGCTATCGTACACAACAACGGCCGTATGGGCGGTGGCAACGCATACGCCGAGTACGCCCGCGTAGCAAAGCAGAACGGCTTGAGCGGTTCGGACATCCTACCGACCAGCATTGAGCGAATCTTCTTCAAGGGCTGGACAGACCAGGATTCAATCCTATCAACCTTCCGCCAGAGCGGCGCACGCCGTCTGACCGTGACCGCATGGCAGGCCGACGGTGAGGCTGGACGTGCTAAGGGTAACAAGAAGGGCGAAGCGAAAGCCGAGCAGACCTTGTCGCACTCTGACCGTGAAGTTATGACTTTGCCAATCTACAAGAAACTTGCGTTATACGTACACGAAATCTTCGACGACGAGAGTGGCGAGCTAGTCAAGTTCCGTGCTGAGGAGCTAGCCGACCGTCTGTACGACGAAATCGCCCGTGGTGCTATCCTAGGTGATGGCCGAACCGCTCCAACCAGTGGCAACCCAGACTATCGTGTGTTCCGTGACAACCGTGGTCTAAACAGCATGGCTGCCGATATCAACGCAGAGGGCAACTTTGGTGCTATCGTAGCCACCAAGATTGCCGCTGCTGACGCTCCTGCTACCCTATACGCAAAAGTTCGCAAGGCGTTGGGTAAGGTTCACGCCACTGGCAACAACGGCAAGGTTGTCGTGCTACCTGAGGGCGGTTCTGATGAGATTCTAGCTACTACCGACGCCAACGGCCGTCCTATCTATCCACTAGGCTCGAGCGTTGA